AGATCAAATTGTCACAGATCAAATTACAAATATTGAATCAGAATTTTACGATAACAAACTGTTGTTGAAAATATACCAAACCTTATGATAAGCATAAAAAATCTAACCGTGAAAAACTTCATGAGCGTAGGTGCGGCCACCCAAGGCATTGACTTTGACCGCAACGACCTTACATTGGTACTGGGCGAGAACCTAGACCTTGGCGGTGATGGATCAAGAAACGGCACAGGCAAGACCACAATCATCAATGCTCTAAGTTATGCCTTGTATGGACAGGCACTGTCAAACATTCGCAAAGACAATTTGGTAAACAAGACCAATGGCAAGAACATGTTGGTCAGTTTGGACTTTAGCGTAGGAGGCAAAGATTATCGAATTGAACGTGGTCGCAAGCCCAATGTGCTGAGATTTTATGTGAACAATCAAGAGCAGGCCATCACTGACGAAGCCCAAGGTGACAGCAGAGAAACGCAGGATGCCATAGAATCAGTGTTGGGCCTTAGTCACGACATGTTTAAGCACATCATGGCACTTAATACCTATACCGAACCATTCCTTAGTTTAAAAGCAAACGATCAGCGTACTATTATTGAACAGTTATTAGGTATTACTATGCTGAGCGAACGTGCTGACCGTATCAAGGAACACAATAGACAGACCAAAGAGGCCATACAGCAAGAAGAGTTCCGTATACGTGCAGTGCAAGAGGCCAACAAGCGTATTGAAGAACAGATCGAAGCCTTGCGCCGTAGACAAACCTTATGGACAACCCGACATGAAGAAGAGATTACCAAACTCAAAACCGCGCTCGAAGAGCTCAAGAAGATTGACATTGAAGCCGAGGTCGAGGCCCACAAGGCGCACAAAATATGGGATCAGAAGCGCAAGGATCTTAACGACCTGGCTGGACAGATCTCCCGCACGAAGCTTGATAAGGACCGCGAGAACAAAAGCATTGAGAAGCTTGGCAAGGAGATTGCGACACTTGAATCTCACACATGCCACACTTGCGGGCAGGCTTTCCACGACCATAAGCACCAACAGGTCTTGGCGGGTAAGCAGACTGATCTGGACCGAGCGCGAGAAGCGTGCCAGGAACATACACAGCTCTTATCAGAACTTGAGACTGCCCACACGGCCCTGGGCACGCTAGGCAAGCCGCCTACCATGTTCTATGATCGAGAAGAAGATGCCATCGATCATAGGTCTAGCATGGCCACACTAGAAAAGCAACTGGCAGACAAAACTGCAGAAACAGATCCCTACGGTGAGCAGATACAAGACATGCAAGGCCAGGCCTTGCAAGTGGTCACGTATGACACGCTGAACGAACTCACTAGGCTACAAGAACATCAGGACTTTTTGCTCAAATTATTAACATCTAAAGACAGTTTCATACGCAAGAAGATCATTGAACAGAACCTGAGCTATCTGAATCAACGACTCACGCATTATTTAGATAGGATTGGGTTGCCACACACAGTAGTGTTCCAGAATGATCTTACGGTTTCGATTGAAGAGCTGGGTCGTGAACTGGACTTTGATAACTTGAGCCGAGGTGAACGTAATCGTCTGATTCTCAGCATGAGCTGGGCCTTCCGCGATGTGTTTGAAAGCCTGTATCAGCCTATCAATGTGCTGTTCATAGACGAAATGATTGATTCTGGACTAGACACACAGGGTGTGGAAAATGCCCTGGCATTGCTCAAACACATGAGTCGCGAACGCCACAAGAGCATATGGCTGGTCAGTCACAGAGACGAGTTAAGTGGACGGGTGGAAAACATACTCAAAGTAGTCAAAGAGAATGGTTTCACTAGTTATAACACGGATGTGGAAATTGCGTAAAATCCGGGTCTTACACATTGCACCCACAGACGTGTGCCTGGCGGAATATTGCTTGAGTGCTAGATATTTTGAGGATGAGATTAATAATCTAATGAAATCAGACGAACTGTCTTTGTATGACATTCAAAAATTATGTCCTACTGATTAGGCAAAAAAAAATACAATAACTTACAAGAGTTTCAAACGACCATGCCAACTTACACAATGGAAACAGGAAATAAAACTAAAATGAACACCATAGAAATATCATGTAAAACTGCCATGACCAGGGTGGAAATTTTTGTTAATCAACGTTCTATTGCAAACGAAGTTGACTGTACCGATGTGCAAGCAGAGTTCAAAGACAAGTTGCCTGTTACCGTAGAAGTTTTTTTTGAACCATTCAAACTCAAACCCACTGTGAGATTCAACAATTTTATGTTAAACTATTGGCTGGCCAATATTGTTTTATACGATCACAAATTACAATTTAAAATAGGTAAAAATTTTTATCAGGATTACAAAGAAAAAGATATTCAAGGTAGATTAGGACATGTGCAACATCAGGGCGAAATTCCAGACCACGTCTATGACAAATACATTGGTATCAAGAATTTGCATCCAGAGTTGGTACAAGAAATATATAAATTGCTAAAATGAAAAATATTGTTTTAGTTTCTTTGCCTAAAGTGGAAACTGCCTTTCCTCCTGCCGCATTGAGCATACTTTCTAGTATTGCTAAGAAAAATCAAAAACAAGTTAAAGTATTTGATTACAATCTTGACTTGTACGATCAATTAAGCACGTCGGAATGGGAACTGCTCGAAGCGTGGTTGACATTTTCCATTGACAATCTTGACCCTGATCTAGAGACAAAGTTACAGATAATCTTTATTGAGTGTTTGCACAAAATCATCAACCACAATACTGAGTTTGTCTGCTTTAGTGTTTTTAGCTATTTCAGCAATCGTATTGCTGTCAAGGTGCTTGATTGGTATAAAAGCTCTTGCAAGACTCCGTCAGTGGTTGGTGGTTCTGGAGTCAGCACCGATGTCAGCGCGGTACACAAAGAAATTTTTGGTGAGTACCTGATCAAAAATCAACTGGCAGATTTTGTAATTTTTGGCGAAGGAGAATTGGCATTTGATTCTTTGCTGAACAACCAGCCAGACTATCCTGGTATCAACTCGAATCGGCCAATACAAATTGAAGATTTGTCAGCTTTGCCAATACCAACATACGAATACTTTGACATGTCAAGATATCAAAACAACAAGATTTTGATAACTGGCAGTCGAGGCTGTGTACGAAAATGCACTTTTTGTGACATAGAATTGACCTGGCCCAAATTCAGATATAGAACAGCAGAGCACATTGTAGAAGAAATGGTCATACATTTTTACGAATACGGCATTACTGAATTTGAGTTTACTGACAGTTTAATCAACGGCAGTATCAGTAACTTCGATCGATTCAATGAATTGTTGTACAATAAAAAACAAAAAAATCCAGATCTTGCGGCATTGAAATATCAAGGGCAATTTATTTGTAGGCCCAGCAATGAACAGAAGGAATACAGCTACGAACTTATGCACTTGGCGGGATGTTCCATGCTTATAACTGGAATAGAAAGTTTTAGCAACAATGTTCGAACCCACATGAAGAAAAAATTTTCCAACAGCGACATTGACTATCATTTAGAACAGTGTGCGAGGTGGAATATTCCTAACATATTTTTAATGATAGTAGGTTATCCCACAGAAACATTGGGCGATCATCAGGACAACTTGAATGCGTTACAACGTTACAAAACATACGCTGACATGGGTACTATATTCATGCTACGTTGGGGATTTACCATGCATTTATATGAACATACTCCAATCATGAGCATGATTGATGAACTGCAGATTGAATTAGAGAACAACATCAAATTTGATAGTTTATACGGGTGGACTTCAAAACTCAACCCTGAAAATACCTTGCGCGAACGCATAAGAAGACGATTAGAGATTCACGAACTGGCAGTAAAATTGGGTTATCCTATGCCAAGAGTGCGTGAGGAGTTATTAATATTAAAAAAATTGGCCGAGCGTAGTCGTGAATTTTTGCAACATCCAAAAAAAATCTTTGAGTTGGTGCAGGCATGAAGATACTTTTGACTGGTACGCAAGGTCTAGCTCAACAAATTGCAGCGGTGTATGATTCTAATCACTGTGTCTGTGTATCTAGATCTACAGGTCACGATATTCATCTTGTTGACACCTGGGGCGATAGTTTTTTAGATTTTGACATGGTATTCAACTGTGCGTATGGTAACGGAGGCCAATTAGCAGTTTTGGAATATTTTTTTAACAATTGGCAACTGCGCAAGGAAAAATCAATTATTACCATTGGAAGCAAGGTTATCACGCAACCAAGGGTGGAGCTAGAACTAGATCATGAATATTGGCCATATCGACATCACAAGTGCTCATTGCAAATCATGCATGATCGCATGCTGTCAACCGCACAGTGCAATATGAAAATTATCAATCCGGGAGTGCTAGACACAGATATGGCAAGAAATTTATCTGCCAAAAAAATGTCGCCGTTGTATCTAGCCAAAAAAATACAAAGCATAGTAGATGATCCTACTATAAAGAGAATAGACCTATGGCTATAAACTGGCAATTTTATCACTGGCACCTGGAACCCAGTGCGGTATGCACACTTAAATGTCCGCGTTGTCCGCGAACAGAATACCCAGACACGCCTTGGTTGAACAAAAATATGACTTTGGACTTTGTTCAGAAATTTTTTACACCAGAACGCCTACGTAATGAGGTTCGGCGTGTTACCATGTGTGGCGACGTGGGCGATCCTATATACTGCAAGGAATACATAGAAATTTGTCGTTACATTAAATCAGTAAATTCCAATATTCATATCGTTACAATAACTAATGGTAGTTACAAAAAGCCCGCCTGGTGGCAAGGGTTGGCCTCAGTGCTTGATTACAAAGACACTATTAATTTCAGTATTGATGGATATGATCAGGCCAGCAATAATTTGTACAGAGTAAACAGTGATTTTGACAGCATCATGGCTGGTATACGGGCCGTGAGATCAGTAAATGCCAATGTGTTCTTGGTCTGGGCCAGTATTGTTTTCCGTTTTAACCAAGATCATCTTGACCACATCATGGACTTGGCTCGGGACCTAAAAATGGATGCGGTGCAATGGACCCGTAGCACAAAATTTGGCAGCAAATACGGTGGATACGGTGGCAAGCAAGATGAACTTGAACCTCGGTCTGAATTTATCAGTTCGAGCCATAGATACGAAAGACAAGTGGTTAATCTCAGTGGTCGTTTGCAGGACAATACTGAATATTTGGCTATAAACAATAAAAAATATTTTGAAGTTAAAAAATTATATGCCGATGCACCCATAGTACCCCTGTGCGAAATTGGCAATCGAGGTATCTATGTCAATGCCGAAGGAATAGTATTTCCGTGTAGTTGGTTGAGTTTTCCATACAACAGCCTGACTCACAACAACAAAACTATTCAATGGGCTGACAGTTTTTTTGCTAATCATCGAGCTAGAATGAATTTACACAACCACACTTTTGAAGAAATCATTGCAGACCCGTTGTGGGCACAGTGTAGTCAAGGGTTTAAAAACACAAATAAAACCTGGGTGGAATGCAGTCAAAAGTGCTCGGCCAATCTGGTAGACAAAAATTATGCCGTGGGCTGGGAAACCAACTAACTATGCATACAATGTCATGGCTATTCGAAGGCACAACTATTCAAGCGTTACCCGAAAATTGCGTGGGTTTTGTGTATATGATCACCAACCGCACCTCGGGCAGACAGTATATTGGAAAAAAACTGGCAAAATTTTCAAAGACAACATACAAGACAGTAAAACTCAAAAACGGCAAAAAGAAACGTAGGAAAATACGTGGGAAAACGGAATCTGACTGGCAGACATACTACGGCAGCAATCACGAACTCAACCAAGACGTACATTGCCTGGGTGTAGACAACTTTACTCGCGAAATATTATACTACTGTAGGAGCAAAGCCGAATGCAGTTACATAGAAGCTAGAGAACAGTTCTCAAGACGTGTGTTGGAAAGTGATGACTGGTACAATGGACAAATAAACGTGCGTGTACATGGCAACCATATTAAGAAATTAAGAGAATAATGTTAGATTTAGAAATAATAAAATATTACAATAACGTTAAAGATTCATCATGGCCCAACATTCAGAGCTATGCTGAATACCTGACATTGCCAAATTTTATCAAACAAGAGTGCGAAAAGTTACATGAATTTCGACGGCATCAACAATTGATATGTGATTCCACCCACTGGGCAACTATCACTACCCGTGTTTGTGTATATAAAAATTTAGCGTTTGTGCCTATTGCAAAATGTGCCTTTCGTTATTATACCACTATGTTTACTGATCTTGGATGGGAACTGGTTAATCTAAATCAACTTGACGTGGAAAATACCAATTTCGTTGGAGTGGTGATGCATCCTTTACAAAGAAGACTCAAAGGACTAACCGAATGGATCATGGAATCATATGCTATGCATGCTCCTGTGAAGTCGCTGAACAATCCCTGGGGCTATGAGGATATGGAGATTGACTGGGCACAATTAAAATCTGACATAAAAACAAAATATTTTAAAAAACTAGTAGAATCTGTCAACATTGGTGATAATCATTCTCAACCATACAGTGTATTATTTGGTAATTTTTTAAACGAAGTAAATTGGATACCCATGGACGTTATGTCCAGTGATCAAGTTAAAATCAGTATGATGAAGTTTTTTCACTCCCACGGGCACAGCATTCAACTACCATTGGGGGATCAACATCTTGGTGTTTCATCAAGTCAAAAACTTGAACTTTTTAATATAGTTAAATCAACCTGTTACAATACATCTCAGCAACACCTAGATTTTCATAAATTTTACAGCGAAGATTTAAAATTTTATTACCATTTGTTAGACAATTTTTCACCAGACTGGCAACAAAAAAAATGAAATCAAATGAAAGCAACGACTGAGACAACGGGAACATACACGTGGGTGTGCACAGCAACCATGTTCAAACCAAGATTTGATATTGATGCAATCCAAAAAAGTTAAACTGATCGTGTTTTTAGGAGACACAGACGAGTCGGCGGCCAAACTCGCTACTGAATTTGATCCTTCTGCACGGCTGATAGATCACTATAATTACAAAGAATTTTTGACTAGGACCAGAGACCAGGATGATGTAATCTATACTTCTTTGGGAGATTTACCAAAAGATTTAGAAGTCGTGTATCACATATTGTCGCAAGCAGATACTGTGGTTTATTGTCCTCCTGATCACTGGTCTGATCATAAAACCCTAAATTTTACCGATCCCGGTGCCAGCACACACGGACTGACAGAAATAATGTTGTCATTGTTGCCGCCCCATATAGAAATCAAAAATTTTGCGATCAGCATGCCAGATGTTGTTCCATTGGTTGATAAAAGGAAAAACACAGGATCCCAGCTATGGAGTGTGGGTTGCAGCATAACTCACGGCGTAGGTGTGAATTTATCGCAGAGATATGGTCAATTGTTGGCCGAGGAGTTGTCAATGTCGTGTAGTTTTTTGACACGTTCTGGATCCGCAATCGATTGGGCTGCTGATCAAATTTTAAGATCTGACATTCGAGCTAATGACATAGTTGTTTGGGGATTGACTAGCCCGGAAAGACTCACGTATGTTTACAACAATCAGTTGTTGGCTGGGGTAACCGCTCAGTCGTATCAAAATTATCCAGAATATAAAAAAATTATTGATCCGTCCAATCTTTATTCACAAAACACAATTTATCAACATTTTTATGCTATTCAACAGGTAATTAATTATTGCCAAAAAATTAAAGCACATTTAGTATTAGTAGAACTTATGTCTGGAAATCATGCAATACAGCGAGCTCTTAGGTCCCGTAATAATTACACACCCGTTGGGTATAATTACAGTTTTGAAAATCTAGCTATTACCGCACAGTTTATTGACCTTGGAACCGACAACGAACATCCAGGACCACAACAACACAAACAATACAAAAACACTATCTTAGATAAACTTAAACAATTAGAAATAATATAACAGACTCTGTTTGATCCGGGCACCCGGATCCACAAGGAGGAACGGTGAGATACCCGGTCCGGATGAGCTTGTGCGTCAAAGGCAAATTGCTAACTTAAAGCAACAAATGGTTTGAGCTCTGTGAAAAAGACACAACTCATGCTCATAGGACTTGGTTCTTCTCGGGTCACTAGGGTTCCGTTGATATGTGAAGCTTGAGTAGGGGGTACCGGTCAACCGCCTCCGCGTCGTAAGACAATCTCATTAGAACGAAGTGACTGCTACGAC